TGTCTTCTCACCTTCATCGATCTGTTGCGTAAGTAAATGAACCTCCGTACCCCGGTCCGCCGATCCTTCAGTAAAAACTTTAGGATTGTAGAATCCCTCCGCCCCCAGTATAGTGGTCACTGAGGGCAGAAGGATTTCGTCTTCAGTGTATGTATGGTTCAGAGCGTCAAAAACGATCATGCCGATTTCGCTTTGGCCCCCACCTGTTCGTCGGAGTAGACTTCAATTCCCTCGATCTTTGTGTTAGCCTTGAGAGCATCTACAACACCCTGGATCTTCTTTATGTCAGGCATCATATACTCTCGGGGAAGTTCACCCACAATCCGGAAATGCCATTTTTCGGTAAATGAAACACCCTTGATCGCAGGAATCTTGATCTCTAGATCGGGCTTGAGAATCATCAATTCCTCATCCAGAATCGATTCGTCTCCATTTGCCTCGGCATCATCCAACAACCGATCTTCTGCTTCTTTTCTGAGATCAGCCAACTTCTTCTGTTCTTCTTCTATAGCCTTTCGTTTTTGCTCCTTCCGCCACTCGCCCAATTTTTCCTTAACGACCTCTTCCGCTTTTTTTAGGGGCTTAACCAAGGTGTTGATCTTGTCGTAAGTATCCTGGAGCTTGTCGTAACGTTCCGAACGCTCTTCTTCGAACAAGTCCTTGACCTCATTCTGTTTTCCCTTAATCCGCTGTACGAACTCTCCGGTCTCTTGGGCTTGCTCATCGTTTCCAATTTTGAGCGCTTTCATTCGCTCGAGAATCTCAGCCACATCCGAACGGAGCGCAACCTCGTTTTTGGATTTACCGAATAGTGATAGTACGTTCATTGTGCCCCCTAAAAAGGGATATCGTCGTCGAAGTCATCCGGGCTCGGGACACCATCGCTGCCGTTGATCAGTCCCAAGATCCATTTGGGCGTATATCCCGGCTGCTCCGGCTTCATCTTCTTCTGGCCCTTGTGCAATCCCGTGATGCTGGCTACGTTCACAAACGTCTTGCCGGACCCACTGGTCTTTTCCACCATGTTGAGATTGCAGTTGACACTAAGAAGCACGTTCAACTCAAACCCAGCGCGTTCCTCGGGGGTAAAGGACTTCCCCCGCCAGGATTCCAGATCCTTGTTGAGATTCGAGCGTTCGTTCAGGCTCGCGGTGTACTTCTTGGTCACAATAAACCGTTGGCCCGAAAACTCACCCTCAGTCCGGCGTTCCTCAAGCTCCCATACAAGTACAACCTGATGGGTGGGCTTGCCCCCGTATCCATCCTGCATACCTAGATCGTGTATGGCACTGCATACACCCGGCTGCACACCCGTAGGGATCGGTTCAAAATCCCTCGCCTCATCTTTGACTACCATCTTCTACCTCCTGGCCCGTCAAGCCGTTAGCGCAGCTATTGATTTTTTCCCCTTCCAGCATTGGGGGCGGCAGGAGTCGAACCTGCCTGCTATTGCGGTGGCTAAAGCCCGGCGTCCCAGGTGCTCCTACAATCGCTCACGGTCTTCCATGGCTCCCATGTGCCGGTCTTTCCCGGCTGTCACAGGTTGTTCCCTTGAATTGGCTCCTGTCCTCTCTTTTCACGTCGGGAACTCGACGCTACCAGCCGAACCGTTTCACTGGTAGGTGTACATGTCACGACTTTCATCGCCTCGGCAGTACAGATAGGTGCTGTCCGGATTTGGTCCGGCATGGAACGCAGTGGGCAATCTGCCAGTCCCACGTTATTTTTAATGGGCGCTTGATTGTCATACGCATCCAATGGAGCGCAGTATCTATTACATTACCCTCGCCACCAACTACCCCCGTCTAGACAGGTAGCCCTCGATACTCGCTCAACAGCACCTCTATAGGGAGCGACGGGTCATGATCCCGCAAGGAGACTGCAAGCCATCCGTCTCCCACCGGTTGGAACCGTTTTTGCCTGCGCTTTCCGTGCCTTTCTTTCGGCCACGCTCCCTCCATTACATTACAATTTTTGCCTGACATGGCGCTTACTTCATCGGCTTTGCCTCCTTCCCGGTCTTTCAGCAACTTCGCCCTACACCCGTCGCAAATTCCGTGGGACACCCCGCCGTTTGTGGTCCAGCGACGGCCCAATTCTTTACGGCACCAGGCGCACACCGTAATCATCTGCTTGAGTGATGATTCCATTCTTTTTTTACCATGATTCTGAGTAACCGATTTTCTGCGTCCCTGGCTGCGTCCCAGGCTGCGTCCCTGGCTGCGTCCCAGGCTGCGGCCCTGGCTGCGTCCCAGGCTGCGTCCCAGGCTGCGGCCCTGGCTGCGTCCCAGGCTGCGGCCCTGGCTGCGTCCCAGGCTGCGTCCCTGGCTGCGTCCCAGGCTGCGGCCCGAAATGATTCATCTCCGGTCTTTAAATACCGAACCACAACATCTGGCGCATTTTCCCAGTATTTCAATACAGCATGTAATGCACATTTCCGGGCAAACTCTCGCAAGATTTTCTCTCCATCAACCATTTTCAAAACCCTGCGGTATCGACCCACCATCTTGTCACCGTCCTGTTGCACCTCGCCCCATATCTCGACCCGACAAATCACAGATCCGGGGGCATAATTCAAAGCATCCAAAATCTTCTCAGATCCGTGCATGCCATTTTGACAGGGTTCTAGCGGCCCCGTGGCTCGATAGGTCTTGCCTACTTTGACAACCGCCCGATTACCCCAGCGAAGTCGTTTATCGTCAGACAAAAAATGCCAGCATAAATACTTTTTCATCTTGTTCCCCCATTACCAGATTTGTGTTGCGCACCACAGAAATATCCCCATCCAAAGTAGGGCATAAAACCCGTAGATCGCCTTTTCGACTTTAGGATCGATCATGCTTCTTTTCGCTTCTCCTCAATCTTAGGATCAATCATATTCAATCTTGGTATTAGGAACACATTTCTTGTGTGCATGACACAAAACCGATGTCCATGGATTATAGCTACCGTCTGTAAAAGAATGATAAAACTGGACATCAAGATCGCCCTTAATTATCTTCTTGCCGCAAATCCGGCAACGTGCTCTCCCGGTTGCCCTGTAAAGTTCAACACTGGGCGAGTTAATCTCATCTTCTTCTATCAATCTAAAATCGGTCTTTTGATCGCTCATTTTCGCTTCTCCTCAATCTTTGGATTGATCATTCAAAATAGCCCAACAGATTAATAGATAATGTTTGATTTCTCTTTCGATATTCCCTACCGGCCATCCAGGCAATATAAATATTGCTACCTCTGCTAGCTCCGCATATCCTCGCCGGTATTCCTTGAAAGCTTTTCCAAAATATTTCATAAGTTCGACATCCCATGTTGGGAGTACCATTTTTCCGATAAGGTGGATTTTGAAGCAAAGAATCATAAAAACACTTTTGTTTAACGGTCATTTCGCTTCTCCTTGTTTAACATATTACAGCATTTAAAAGCGTTTGTCAAGCGTTTTTTGAAAATATTTTGATTTTTTTTGTTGCACAAACTACACAAATGTTGTATATTGTTTAACGAAATGGGCAAAGCGAAAGTCATTACAGTGGGAGTCCGGGTAACGCCCGAGTTCCACGTCCTACTCAAGAAATACGCAGACAAGGAACATCGGACGGTAGCCAACTTTATGCGAAGCGTGGCAAACCAGTATATTGAGAATTTGGAAAAATCAGAAATAGGACTTGACCGATCAGATAAGATTTGATATGCTTTCATCTGTTAGGTGAGCGGGACGGGGGAAATGTCGGTACCAATGACACCCCCGCCCCCTCTTTTATCCCCTCTCCAGCTTTCTTAGCCGCTCTTCGGTTTCTTCCTGAAACGCCCGATATTGGTCGTAAATCTCTTGAAACATCATCAAGAATCGGTCCCGCTCCTTCTGGTATTCTATCACGATTTCACGCAGATACACCACTTGCTCGAACAATGCCCGAGAGACAGATATCTCGTTACTGGGTTTATCGAGCGGGTGTCGTCTGCTGTTTTCTTTGTCTTTGAAAGAGGTGGAGAGGGCCAGGACATCACGATCAGTAAAAAGGTATCCCTGACCCTTGATCGTGCCGATTTCTTTGGTACGGGCTTCCTTGCGGACAGTAACGGGAGCTTTATCAAGGATCTGTGCCGCATCGCGCACTGTATACAGAACCTGAGGTGACACAGTTCCAGTAGGTAAAGATAATACACCAAGATCAGGAAGAAAAGGGGTTTTTTCTGGTTCGGCACTTCGATATTCCTTAGCGATACTAGGATCGCCAGCATCATCCCCACCCTCTGAATATTTATTATACGAAGTAAAATCGGGCGGGTTGGTAACTCTTTTGGCTGTCATACGTTAGGACTCCTCGTGTCGAGCCTAATATAGCAGCCCCGGTCCCAATTTACACATTACTACTTGCGACAGTATTTGTCAAGAGATATTATAGCATATCCGTAAAAAAAATACACTTTTTTCTTGCAACCCAATCAGATTGTCATATACTTCTTGTCAAAGGAGATAATTCATGATGAAAATTTTGTTACGCATATTACCCGCATTAATACTTGCAACAGCTTTGTTAATTTCTTCTGTGGTAATTAACAGGGGCCTACGAAGAGCTGCGCGAAGCCTTTGGTCAATCGATGTAGATTTATCGCAGCCATCTTTTTCCATTCCATTTAGGGTATCGCTTGATTGAAGAACCTTGACCCGTGTAACCAAACGGTAGTATATTCCGTTACATCATGAGAAAAATCAGTACAGTTTGCGGGATCCTATCCATAATGCTTATCGTCATCGGCATCGTCGGGGGCTTGAGAGAAATGGGGATCTACTCTACCCCGCTCAATCAGTTCAAATATGTGATAGGAAGTATCATAGGGATGTTGGTGTATGTGGCGGGTGTTTGGTTGGTATATGGGGTGGCCGCCGGTATCAGGTTTATCGTGCAAAAAAGAAACCACCGGCCAGTATGACGATAAGTTCAATCAGCGAGAGGGTCCGCCAGGTCTTCTTGCGCCGGATCTCCTTCGCCGTTTTCTTCTGATAGTCTTCGAATGAGAGCTTCAAGCTGTCTGTTTGCGTCTCTACCAACCGCAATTGCCGCTCGGCCTCGACCAACTGCGTCTCCGATCCGCCCAAAGCTTGCTTCAAGTTCTTGATTTCTTCTATTAAGGCTGTCGCTTCTCTCTTCAATAGCCCGAGCTCCCTCCCCTGCTCTGTCTGCAAGCCTTTGGCTGTCTGCAACTCCGCTTCGAGCTCGTTCAACGCTTTCTCGGCTTGATCCAACGCTATCTGAAACTGACTCGATATCGCTTTCAACTCGGTCACCAGCGGTGTCGAGCCGAGAGGGACCAAACAGAGTATCAAGAAAAGACAGACCATTCTGGAGCGCATAGAAAGTACCTCCTAAAAGTACAAGTACGGCAAAAAGTATAATCAGCCATTTATTTAGTTTCATGCTTCCTCAGTACATACACAAACCACGTCTCGATACATATCCGCGCAAACCAGCACCACCAGCGGATGTCAGCGATTGTTTTCTTGAGGTTGACCATTCTGCCGGCGTTTCAGATAGTTACCGAAAAATGCAGCCAGAACTTCGGGGCCGACAAAAATAGCCACGATCCCCGCCCACTTGACTAGTTCGTCCATGGTCGCCCGGGTATCGGCAAACATGATGATCGCGCCCACTACCAGTAAAAATAGAATCACCGTGAGCACGGCAATCGCACTCCCGTATTGAATCAGTTTGATACTTTTCATCTCACCATCTCCACATCGTTGATAAACCTGACCCATTCGTCCGGATTGCGCACAAACCAGCGCGGACAACCTTTGCCAGTTATATAGTGGTGCGTAAAGATATCGTCCTCAGTCAGCCCAAACTCCTGACACAGCCAGGCACACAACTTGACAGCTGAATGCCAGGTCTTGTCCGTATACCGCCCGTCCCAATCCAGATGACAGGTTTCAATACCGATCAGACAACCATTCGGGTAATCCCCGAAGATTCTCTTCGCTTCCTTAGTCGTCTGCGGTGTCGGGCCGGCATGATGAGCGATTTCATCCAAAGGGACACACTGAAGAATCTCGCCATCCAACCCCACGATCAGGTGCGCCGACGCATATTTCTTCTTTTTCTTGCTAGTAGGATCTTGATTTTTAAGACCCTCAAAAAAATTACGATTGAACAGCGCCGTGGTCCAAGGGTTCCCCACCCAATGCATGATCAGCCCCTTGACCCTGTGCAACGGGGTCTGTGGGCGTGAGTATGGGTTGGGAGTCAACAGTTTCTGTGTTATCTCAATCATAAAAATGCCAGGAGTAATCCCCCTCCCGCCGCCACTACTATCGAAATCCCACCGCCGATCAGCAACCATTTGAGTTTTTGCCTTGCTTCCAGAGCTTTTTTGCCGGGTATGTCCTCAAGATCGTTCAACTGCCCGGCCTGATCGTTCACTTTACCCCCGAGCGTCTGGACAACTTTTTCCAGATGTTCCGTACAAGTTTCTAGTTTCGCCGTAGCTACCCGTTGTAGATCGTGGCCTTGCCGCAGTTCCGTAACCGCCTCACCCAACACCCGTACCTGCGGCATGTACATCTCCATAGTGCCTATGCGGTCGACTATACCCTCGGTTTTACGGTCAATATGTTTCTGCAGCATGTCACGGTAATGAACACAAGTACCATCCCGGGCTTCCAAAGCCTTTGTGTGCAGATCCACGACCAGACCCTTGAGTTGGGGCATCATGCTGTCCTCTACGGCCTTGACGATTTTCTGCTTGAACCCGTTGTCCAGAAAGTCAGTGATATCGGCCAAAAGTGTGGTGCGCAGTTCAGTGTAGGTCATACATGCCTCCAATAAAAAAACCGGCCCGTGCCGGTCTCTTTTTGCAAGCAGAAAGTGGCTATTCTGTACACTTTATGCAAGCAAAATATACATATTTGTAGATTTTCGTTAATACGTTGTCCGAACCCCCAGACCCATCGAATTACCTATGGATTCGAACGCTTCGAGTTCACCGTTGAGCCAACTGATAAGGTTTTGAACCTGAACGGGAGTTACCCCAATCAACTGCGAAATAATATAGGAGGGCAACCATTCGTAATCAACGTCTGCTGTATCCGGGTGCCAATCAACAGTTTTGCCGGTGCGTACCAGTTCCCGGAAAGTCGTGAACCGTCGTCCAGCCCAATCCCGTTGCGTCATAGCCTCAATCAACATCCCGAACAACACACTGCCCTTGTGTCGCAACGACTGTATGGGTTTGACCATAAACTTGATCGGATCACGGAAATGCCCGATCAACGTAAAGTACTTGCGGCGCCCCGATTTCCCGCCTAGCGCCCGGTATATCGGGGTTATGTCGACATCAAAAATCCGTAGACTCCCACCCTTGCGCACTGTCTCGCGCCATATCCGTTTATAGTTTTCCAAGAATCGATCCGGATCCCCACCGGCCAGCGCAAAATTCAACATGACCGTGGCACCCATCCCTTTCAGTAACGCCATCATCCAAAACTTTTGAAACATCTTACGCTGGGCCTGGGTCACCGGGCCCTTGTCCGTAGACAATCCAAACATCTTGATCATGGTTCGCACGTTGCTTTCGGTCCAGTCCGGGGCCAGCAAGAAGAGTTTCATCACAGTCTGCACGGATTTGCTACGTCCCATGCGCTGTAAATGAAGTCCACCAAAATCGTCATTCACTAGATCCGCTACTTCTCGAGCCAACACATTCGGATCTTCACGCGGACGGGCCTTGAGTTGATTTTTGTACTCAATCAAAAACGCCTTTGCCTTGAGACCGGCCCCGAAGGTTCCAAAGAGAAAATCCACGTGCCGCCGGCGGAGTTCTCGTAACCACTCAGCTACATTCTTTGCCGGTTTGATTTTATCCAAAAGCGGCTCAAGCACCAAATCTTCTTCAAGCAAGGATTCTTCCCAATCCTGTTGTACACCTAACGTCAAACCGTTCCGGACCCCGATCACGATTTCAGGCTGCAAGGCATCGACCGCAGCAATCCCGTCTTTGTAGGCCCGGAAAACGTTCATCTCTTTCCAGTTCTTGTGATTCGTTCCCAAGTAGTAGGACCGCATAAAAGCAAGATGGTGGAAGAATGAGGATTGCAGGATCCACGATTTGAAAATAGCGTTATACTTAGCCACCCCCTTCACTGCCGGGTGCATCTCAGGTACGTACAACATATTGTTCAGGTTTTTGGCCTGTGATTCCAGCGCATAAATGGTCTGTCGCTCGAGTAACGTACCCTCGTCGGTCACCAACACATTCTTGCCATACACCGTTCCGGGTTCCGCCTTGCCAGCATATTGCCACGTTTTGAAATTGGGATGCTTGACTTCTTTGTACCCTTCCGTTTCCCTGGTGGTAAGTAAAGAATTGCCATCGACATCCTTCACCATAAGCATAGCTTTCAAAAACGCTTTGTCAGCCATCGTTTTGGTGAGTTCCCGTTTGATAATATGCAGGTTATTCGTAGCCCCCTGAATCTTGAGACGGTGACCGAACACGTATCCCTCAATAATGGTATCGAACACCCGCCGCTTGGCATGATGGGTTGTGGTCCCGAACCGGCGCAGGATCGGTGCAACTTCTTTGCCCCGCCTGTCCCACACACGGCCGGCGTAGTGATCCAAAACGTTGTGAATCACATCCGCATCCAGCGCTTTCTTGCCAAACTCCTGATAGGTTTGCTCAATCTGCTCTGCTAGTGCGATTTCTTCCATAGAAAGGTTTTGGCTACGATCAACAACGGGTTTGAGTTCAAGCAAGTTTTCGCGTATAGTCGAAATTTCTTTGTCGGTAAACTTGGGTAGCAACTCTTCTTCTGTGGTCACCCATTCCCGGATCCGGGCCTCGGCCTCTTCGGGCTTTGCGTTCACGATTTCATAAAATTGCGCAATGTGTTCTGGATTCCGTTTGTTGTCGATATGAAACTGGATCGCTGCATCTAAGAGTTTGGCATCTGCGTTGTACCGTTTGATACCCAACAGTTTCTTGATCTGTTTCTGCAACGTCCGTTTTTCCACATCGTTACGAAGTAAGGCTTCATCCCGGACCTGGAACCACCTCTCTTTCAGTTTCCCATAAGATTCAGTGAGTACGTCTATGATTCTGCGTCCACCATCTTGAGCTTTCTTGGCCGCTACGTGGGGAGTTACTTTTGCCGAATCTTTCTCAGCACCAAGTTCTACCTGATCCTCGATCGCACTGAGCGTAGCCCCGGCGGGTTCTTCAACCTCGGCTTCCGCCTGGTCCGCCCCGTAGGTCTCCCCCGGCTGCACCACCGTATACCCTTGCTCTTCCCAGAACGCCCGGGAGTCATAGTCGCCTTCGAGCATGGCGAAAATCTTCCGGTACTTCGCCGGGTTTGCGTTCATCAGCTTCATCCAGTACTTATAGGCCTGATCATTCAGCCCGTACCGTTCAGTCCTGTATACAGAATTGATCTGTGCTTTGTTCAGCCCAGAGCTACCCACCATCCCCTTGAGTTTGATATCCCGAATAAGACCCTGCAAGACCTCCCGTGGCGTATCCTCTTCGGTGAACGGCTGATTGGCAAGTCTGCGATCCTGCTCTTCAGGACTCAACAGTAACCCTTCGTATACCCGCCTGACTTCATCGGACATCCGCTGTTTGGCAAACCGATCATAGATATTCTTCAACCACTCTTTGAACTTCTCAAACAACACTGCCAACTTGCTACTTGGTACCTCATTCTCGCGCAAGTACTGCTCAAGTCCATCGGCAAATTGTTCCTCCTGAACCCGAGTCCATGCTTCTCCGCGCTTAACGCCCACCCACTCTTCGATAGTCCGTAGATCCTCACCATCCAGCTGCCGGCGCCACACATGCCCCACTTCGTGAACGAACGTAGAGAAGTCTGAGGCTTCGGTGGCGTGAATCAGAGCCTTGCCCTGCTCGGCAAAAGAGACCGCGCCCTTCTCGGCTTGAAACAACATATCAGTTGCTTCGGCCCCCCAAGCCCCCCGATTAAAAACTGATTTTATTTGTTCTGGTTTAAAAGCTACGATAGTTATCGTGTCATCATCATCTTTATAAATTATTCCATCTTGTTTAGCTCGTGCAGCAAACGCATTCAATTTAGCCGGATCTCCTTTGGCGACATCCAGCCATGATTGATATTCCTTATAACCATTAATGATCATAGGATTTTTGATGTTTAGATAAACCGGAACAAGACGAGCCCTCTCCCCCATCCCCTCGCTTGCATAAACATCGGCAACCTTAGGATCAGACGAGAAATACATGCCGACACCATAAGAACCCAAAGACGGCTTAAAAGAGCGAAAATCTTCCGTAGCGTGTGTCCCGTGATAAACTCTTAGGGGTTCTCCGCTTTCGTCAACTATTTTGCTTTCTCCAAACCATCTCCTGAAAGCAGGAGTATCAATCTGTTCCAAGGCCCCCGGACCCGGCATTTCCCCCGTCACGATCTCGGGAGCAAAGTATTTCTGCGTGTACTCTTCCAGGCTCAACCCTTCACTCTCCGCCCTGGTTTCAACCAGAGTAACAATAGCTTCAGCCTGTTCCCTTGTAACGTTCGGCGCGGTCTCTTGAATACGCTGCACAAAATAGTCTTTCGCCATCGGGGGAAGATCCGCAGCCTTCCGTCCCTTCTGAATCCATGAGTAATAATCGCCCTCGTCCAGATACCGGCCTTGAATCACCCGGCCAGCTTGTCGGACAGTCGCAGGATCGATACGTTGGAACTCGGCAATCTCTTCGTGCGTGGTAGCATTCGGATCGGTATGAATCTTCCCATCCTCGGTCTTGATCGCCTTGGTGTACTTTTTGTCTATCTCTTCGATGGTCTCTACCCCCGTCTCTGCCCCGACTGGGCCCTTGACTGGGCCTTCGACTGGACCTTCGACTGGACCCCTGACTGGACCCGCCTCCCCTGCTTTCTTTTGGGCTACCGCTTGATACGTGCTCAACATCGTTCCCGGCACCTGCAGCACCGCAAACCCAAGAGCAGCGTGAGTCATGGCCTGTAGCATATCCGGAAGTATCTGGTTCCATTCGTGTTCGAGTTCGGTTCCCTTGACCTGATTACTGATCTCAACCGCAATCTCGCGCCCGATCCCCTGGACACCTTGCTGCAAACCCTCTTCCACGGATTCTTGAACAGTACGTCCAGCCCCAAAAGCTATCCCTTTGGCAACACGAGTCAACACCCCACCAGCTACGGCTTTTTGTGTTGCTTGAGAGGCGGCTTGACGCCAGATATGAGATTGAAAATATTTTGCGAAAGGTTTCAACAGTGCACTGTACTGTAAATACTCAAGCGGTGCGTTAATCAGCCCAACACCAACAGACACGGGGCCAGCTACCGAGGGGTCGATCCCTTCGTGGATCATCTGTCGGTAACTCATAGCGGCTTCAACTTCACCGATAAATTGCATAGCACCGGCACGGTGGCCGTATTTAAGAGCAGCCAGCACCAACGGAATGGTCACCGGCGCGGCTTGTGGGCCCGCAATCAACCCACCGAGAGCCAACGGACCAGCCGTGAGAATAGCCTGTTTAACACCTTCTACTTGAGACTGTAGAGCCATCGGTAAAATGTTGGCTGCGGACAACAAAGAAGCTTCGAAGAGTTGTTTCCCCAGTTTCCCCCGGGTTTCTTCCATCAACCCCCGGCCGTAGATACCGCCTAATAGAAGAGAAAGTGCAGCCACGCTCTTGACTTTGTTACCCTCAGCCATAATCTTGGGCAACCCACCAGCCATCTCCTGATCGGTGGGCATTTGTTTCTCAAAACCCGTGATCTGTTCCTCAAGTTCGGAACTGGCATCCCCCCGAATCTGCCGCAACACAAGTTTCCGCATCAATCCCGGTACAAACCCAGCCTTGAAACTATTGATCAGTCGTTTAAACAGGCCCTGCGGATTCTCGTCTTTCCCGGCCCACTCACTCGCGTAAACGTCGTGGTCTTCGTAAGTTTCCGCAGGTTCCTTGTCCAACAGGTTGCCGAGCAAAAGGGCATTATAGGCCTTGGTGCGTTCATCATCAGACATCCCCTCAAGGGTTGACCGTAACTCCGTCACGTTCTTGTCTATATCGGGGATCTGGATGGGTTGAAAACCCTGGGGGAGTTGTTTGTAAATATCGTCTAGCTCTACCCGTTGGAAACCCTCGGGCAAAGAGGGTTCAAGGGGAGTATAAACGTCACTCACTATTTTTTCCTTTGGGTCTCAAACAGAAGATATTGTGAATATTCAATCGGCACCCACTGTCCTGTAGAGGTATCGTAGACTCGGAGTTCTTGACCGTTGGATGCGATATCAAGTGATCCGTCCTCTCGTTTTCGGAAAACTTCAAATCGCGCCCCGATACCCGTTTCCATGGGTTTCCCGGGAGGTACACCCTTTGCACGTTGCGCCTCAAGAACGGAAACAGCGGATTCAGCCTTTTCCGCATACTCAGGGAGTCCGATACGCCCAAAGTATTCCACATCGGTTTCTTCTCGGCGCGGTTCCCCACCAAACACACGGCTTAAAACCTGCCCCACCTTCTCACGGGCTACGGGATTCAACAAGAAATCAGCCAAAACAATCGGATCATCAACCTCACCTACTCGGTTCCCATAATCTCGGAGCATGTTTTCTCGTTTAGTGCGCAATTTGTTCGCTTCCTCAATGTTCTTGTCTTTGATTGAAGCTGCAAACCAATCGACAATCTTCTTCTCGCCGGCCTTAACCAAAGTATCCCGACGTTCTTTTTCGGGCTTTTGAAGAGTCTCAACCTTGTCGTCCAACATCCGTTCCCATGTACTCTTTTTGTCCGGCCCCACGGTGCTGCCAAAATTGTCCCGTGTCCACGTTCTCAGTTCTTTCAATTCGTCTTCGGTCACATCCTCTTTGTAATAGACTTCTTCGAAGTGCTCGATGGCGCCAAGTGTGGTTTTGAGAACCTTCTCTTGCTCGGCACGAGTCCGCGCCTCTCGCTCCCGTTGCTCAAGCTGTTCCCGAATATGACTTACAAAATCCGAGGTATCCTTTTGTGGGGCATATAACTGGGCATGCTCTACAAGAGCCTGTTCGATACCCGGATCCCCGCCTAAAAGCATCAGTTCAATACGAGTTTTGTTGACTTCTTTCTCGGTCTCTGCATCCGTTACCGGTGTAGCCGCTTTCTCAATAATATATTGTAGCCTCTTGATATCCTCGTCGTTTGCATCCACGTACCCGCTGGCAATCTCATCGGCTAACAAATTTCGAGCATAATCGAAATCCCGGAAATCAAGAGCAGCCTTGATATCACTGACTACATCTGCTTTTTGGTCCAGAATCTTGTCTTCCGCCTCCCGGATTTTATATTCCAACTCATTCTCAAGAGAGCGGATATCTGGGATTGTAAGATCGGGAAACTGATTTTTGTCGTACAGACCATGAAAGTCGGTCAACTTCCCGTCTTTGATCGCCAGCGCCGCTTCCCGATACTGCTTATCCCTGCGTTCATCAGTAGCCGCCATGCCCTGCGCCTTGCGAAGATTCAACTCAGACTGCAGTGCGGAGGCCATAGACTTCCGGGTATCCGGGTCCAGATTGTACAGAGAATCGCCCACCTGGTAGGCAAACTTATCACTAGCATCATCAGACAACAACCAACTCACGCCAACATCACCCAACCCTCGAGCGTAGGCCATCGTCTGATCCTGTACGATCTGGGGAATGGCAGCCTCTTGAATCGTGGCAAGATCCTGCTCGTCAAACTCCATATTCGCCCTCGATTCTTGGAGTTGACGCATCACTCCGTCCGTATCCTGCTCGCGGATTAATTGATTGATCGTCTGTCGCCGAATAGCTCGGGACTGATCTATCGCTCGATCATCGGAATACCGTTCGATTGTGTCCTCCCATTTCAACCGAAACTCATCAAGATTCTGCCTGAGTCCCAGCTTTGACTTGGGTAGACGCATCTTCGCGGACAAATCTTCGTTCAGCCCATCATAGAATGTTTTGAACTTATCCCCGTAGGATGTATATTCGGGGTCTTTCTGGATATCTGACCAAAACTTCTGCCACTGGTCCCGAGCACCCACAAGAGCTTCGTTCAACTCATTCTGTGCGGCCAGGTCGAAAAGTCTGCCGGCAAACGCAGTACCGACCTGCTGTACCTGCCCCGCAAGCTGACCAACAGCTTGTGCTTTCGCAGCCGCAGCACTGACCTGTTTCCTAAGTCTCGGGGGTTTGGGTGCTCCTATCTGTTGACTATAAATGGGAATTGGCATCTCATACTCCTATATAAACATCCCGGCGCCAGAGGCAACAGAACCGAGAAGACTACCAGCAACCTGCCATGGACGGGTTTTCTTATACGCTTCGGCTTCCTCACCATATTGTGAAGCCTCAAATAACCGTGCTTCTTTCTCCCACTTCCCGGATAGGGACAGCCGCCTCACGTCTTCTGACATCATCCGCGAGGTTTCCGCCTGGAGCGCAAGAGGGGATCCGCTACTCAACTCTACCCCGGACCGACCGATCACGGCCTTTTGATGGCCCCGGAACCGGGCCTGCTGAGTCTTTAAGTCAGATATCTGGAATTCGGTAGCCTGTGCGATCTGCTCGGCTTCTTTTTCGGCCTGTGTTTTGTTAGCTTCAGCCATTTCCTGTTGAGCCTTGCTTGCCTGAGAAGTTGCCACGGCGCTAACAGCACCCCCGACGATTGCCGCACCAGCCGCCAATATTGCAAAAAAAAGCATATCAATCTCCTAATTTGCTTCCAGGTCCGCCGCGATCGCCAGCACGGTCATGGGCAGGGGTTGGTCCTGCACGATTATCAGATCCCCTTCTCGAGAGAATGTACCTTGGATCCGTGCGTCCACCGTGCCGGTCAACAACTCATCATCGGCGTGTTGAATAGCGTTCAAATTGTCTTCATTGCTGCCGATTTTCCCGCCCCGGGTTTTGTACAACATCAAAACCGTTTCCTGGATCTTGCTTTTCATGAACTGGCCGAGTCTTTGCGGTCTCAGCTTGCCAGTATAAGGCAGACCCACATGGATCTTGCTGGCATACTCGTCAATCGTGATGGAACCAACGTAGACTTCTTCATCACCAAGTTCCACACCATCGGCATACACGGCGACAGTTTCCCCCTCTAGATGATCAAGATCATCCAATGTTTTCACAACATATTCGCATAAACCACCCGAGATATAACTTTCAAATAGTGTGCCATCTACCGGAGTAATCCCATCTAGTTCATAAAGTTCATAAGAATCCTCAAAGGGATTTTTCACTATATAACAATTCCCATTCAATTCCGTCATTCCCACTACACCGGTAATCCTGACAATATCACCATCTAAAAAGAAAGTAACTAACCCCGGCTCCCCAGAATGTACGACAACCGGTTCCGCCTGAGTAGCGGCAGTCATTGGGTCTTGTTTGGCACTATAATCTATGGTTAATCCCGAATCCACCAAGAAACAGTCCTCTTCGTCGTCTCCCCAATCGATCGGTTTGAGGTATTCGATGTATTTCTTGGGATTCCCACCCGGATTAACCTGAGTCAATTTCACATTGTCGACATAGAAGTATTCATTTTGGGAAGCCGACGATAAAGAATAAATATATAGACGAACCCCTGTGGCAGTTGCTGGAATCACTATCTCCCCCGTGTTTAATTGTTCCCAGACATCCGTGCTAACCGCCGTCACCTTTTCACCTGCCCACGCACCAGAATTATAATATTGAAGATAAATACGAACCTCATTTACTAATGGACCCCCGGAAGAGGGAACATATATCCATGCCGTCAGTTGATATTTTTTACCAGCAACCAATTCATGCATGTCATCAGTATTTTCATTATCGCAAAGACGAGCATATCCCATCGTTCCCGCCGCTATTGTCTTTGTAAGTTTGTACGAATACGTCCCCTTATATGCCTGTTCATTACTACGCTCAAAAGTGCAGTTGCTAGTAGAAGCACCATCTCCGGTTATATGGGGTGCATCAGTAGACTCACAATCGGCGTGGTCAAGCAAATTGATGTCGTCTAGTGATCGTTTCACCGCCATGTACACGATATCCTCGTTTGCCCCCGGAATCACCGCAACGCTCTCAACGGTCCCATCGGTCGGGTGTCTGTGCCAAGCCTGAATACCGTAGTTTCTGTCAAGCGTAAGAGCTGCCAGTTCCCCGTTCTCCCGTACCATCCACAATAAAGAGGCAGGAGACCGTTGCCACGCCATCTCTACAAAGTTTTTCCGCCCGATATGATCAGCCCAACGTGACAAATCAGGAGAAATGTATCCGCCACGTTCTTGACTGTACAAGAATTCACGTAGTCGTTGGCTACCATCCTGTACAAAAAGAATAGACTCATTCGCCATGATAGCGGCGATATTCGCACTTCCATGAGCAGACACACGATCCACATACACATTAGCGGACGTAAGCGGGGCATCACCCCCGGTCATCAACCATTCGCCCATACCTGAGCCGAGAATGATATTGTGATTTTTGCTAAGCATCCACAATATATCTTCCAGTTGGTTCGCAGCAAATGGGTATTCGTATCCGTAACTAGTATCTGCGGCATCCTGAGAGAAATCCTGCGGATATCCCACCCGGGAAGCCCATACCGTACGGCCACGGGCCACGGTAAGTCTTTGTTCGTGAAAAATAAGAGCTGCGGGATACTGAGTACCCCAAGGAATTCCAGCCCACCCATCCATAGAAAAAGCACAACCATTTCCGTTCCCCGTAGGCGTGGTTTCGGGATCGGCCAATTTCGTGAAAGTATCCGCCACTCTTTTGTAAATCGTGACAAAGGGTGCTGTGGTATGAACAACCGCCAGGTAAACACTGTCTGCCGAAAACGAACAGCCGCTTCCGGTACCAGTTGGTAATGCTGCCGGATTAGCCAATTTTGTGAAGATATCCCCGGTACGTTTGTAGATCGTCACATAAGGCGAAGTCGTATGTACAAGGGATAGATACACGCCGTTGGGCGAAAAAGAACAACCGTATGCGTTACCTGCCGGCAACGCACCGGGATCCGCCAACTTGGTAAATCTATCTACGTTGCGTTTGTAAATCGCAATATAAGGGGCTGAACCCGACACTGCAATCGCCAGATATACGTTGTCAGAAGAAAACGAAACACCATATCCGGGTCCGGCCGGTAATGCCGCCGGATCATCAAGCTTGGTAAATGTATCCCCACTCCGTTTATAAATGGTAATATAGGGTGCAGTGAGAGTTGAAACTGCGAGATAAACGCCATCAGAGGAAAAAGCACACCCAAGACCCGTGCCAGTTGGCAAAGTACCGGGATCGTCTAGTTTTATGAAACTATCCCCGGTACGTTTGTAGATTGTAATATATCGTGAAGTGTCGTGTGCTACAGCAAAATACACACCGTCAGAAGAAAAAGCACACCCATGTCCGGTACCGGTAGGCAAGCTTGCGGGGTTGGTTAACTTGGTAAAAGTATCTTCGTTGCGTTTATAAATAGTGACATAAGGCGCACCAGTATGTACGACTGCATAATAAACACCATCGGCTGAAAATACACACCCGTTCCCAATTCCTCCGGGCAAAGTACCGGGATTAAGCTTTTTCTCAAATACATCACTATTGTAACTATAGATAGAAGTGTACGGAGATGTGTCGTGGGCAACCCCTAAAAAAAGAGAAAAATTAGCGGTGGTAACAGACCATGAATCTTGTGCAGTAAACCTAATCTTGAGAAGTTGAGTATCGGGATGGGCAAAATAAATTGCGTCTTCTGTTTGTATATATCGTAGTTTCGAAAGATCAAGTGTCCATCCTGTCTGTGACCACGGCAGGGGAATCTTTAGCGCACTCCCCCCACTCTGTACTAGTTCGCCATTATGCCAAACCCGGATATACTGGTCCGCATCACTTTCCCACACAATTTCTAAAATATAAGCCTCGGTCTTCGAACGCACAAAAGGAACAAGACGAACCGGGACACTACTCGTAGCGGCACTTACACCACAATAGTAAGTACCTGGTCGGAAATCCGCCCCGCCAGAAGGGTGAAGCAAAAAGTTCTCAAGCGTCCGGCAGGTCTGGTCGTAGTCTGCAGAATCCATTCGGCCGGCTACGCGATCAGAGACTTCGCCGCCCCGGAAATTGGTAAGGATTTTGCGCATCTACGCCTCCGTCACCAGAGCCGAATGTTTGTCCGGATTCTGCCGCCACATTGCATCTTCGCTCCGAGACAGAACAAGAAGTGCTGCAAACTCTTGATTCAACTCCTGTCGTTTGGGTCCATAATCTTTCACGAGCGCCGGGGAGATGGTATAAGCCAATCGTGTAGCCAAAGCGTCAATCAGTAATGGACCAAAATAGATAGGATCCGAAAGGTAGTAAATATAAAGTATGCCAATCTCCACATCTTCAGCGTTGGTAAAAAGCAAACACCCTTCTTCACGCCAGGGATAAGGATCTATGCTTGTTGCTAAGATTTTTATACAATCCGCAGGCAACTTATAAACGTATTGGTAAGCCCAAGCTGGGATACCATGGGCCACACCATCACTTGTGTAGGCCGTGAATCCGGTACCGTCGACCTTGGTAACTCCATCTTCTTCATACAACTCGAAGGTATTAGCCTCTTGATTTTTTACCATGTAGGTATTGTCGTTCAGTTCGATCATGCCAACGACCTCCGTGATTTTCACCAGTTCATCATTCACAAAAGGATGAGCGGTAGCGGTAATCACAACAGGTTCCGCCGCCGTAGCCCCGCTAATGATCGCCATATGACGTGCAAGCATGGTCCGTTTCCGAGCACTTTTCCATTCACTCAACTCTAAAACTTCGTTGAGTACCGATCCCCACATTGTATTACAAACGGTATTTTCCAAACTTACATCTGTCTCCGCATCTGTAATAAACTGCGAGATTCCCAATTTCACTAAAGCGAGATTATAAATCCCCTCAATCGTAGCCGTCGTATTCATAGTTCCTCCAAATAAAAGGGCCAGCCCCTAGAGGCTGACCCTTATTTCTTTACCGGTTGTCTACGGATTCAGAACAATCCGCGCCATGATCTTTCCGCCGCTCGACAACTCCGTCCCCGTCCAGTTTAGAGAGACAAAATCAAGCAATCCCACTGAGGGCAAAGGAATCTTGGCTTTAAGACCAGCCACGGACAGTATTTTCGCGTCCGTATTCAGAAGAGTCTGAACCACGGTTGAGCCCGGAGTAGTAATTCCCGTCAGGAGCTCAATCGTTGTGTCCACAGCTCCACTGGTAAACCCACCGTCCGACCAAATCTCCACGAACTTCTGGTGACCCTTGCCGAGTTCCGTTATATCATGCCCGTGCAAGCTCTTGGAAAGAACCTGGGCTGAGCCGATTGTAATTGCATCACCGGTTTCAGCGGTAAAATACAGATATGCATCGTCCATTTGGGCCTCCTTATACCACTACCGCTTCGGTGTCTTTGATTGAGGACCACTTCTTAACGGGTACGTTGCCCTTGAACATCATGACATCCGCCTTGTTGTCCAAAGTTACCCATTTCAGAACGTGTTCACCCAAGTTCTTGACTTCCTGCTCTAACTGCATGTAACCGGTTTTGCCGACGTACAGAATCGCGCCCTCGGCTCCACCAGGTGCTTCGTCCATGTTGTGATACAGTTCGATCAGTTTGTCGATATCGATCTTGTTGGCCGTAGTCGTCCCGATGTTGCACAGCCGTTGCAAGTACCGTTCGTCCATGACCATGATCCCGAATCTGAAATAGAACTCGGTCACATAGGCCCAGAACTGTTTAGCATTCGCTCCGGTCGTTAGCTGCTTGCCCATATCCTTTTCCTCGACCATTTGCAATTGATGCATGGGAGGATACAGGAAGGCTGTCTTGTCCGGCCCCCAATTGATCAGATACGCCGAGGTTACACTAGCGCCCGTGGCATCACCACAGTTGGCAATATTGCCTGTTGCGATAGTGGGCCGCCTCGTGGCGAATCCATCGATGTCCCTGGGAGTTGCCACCGCCCGTGCTCCATACAGAAACTTGTCGCCCAACCACACACCACCACCCCGAAGGTGCTGGTCGTCTTTTCGGGCCCTGAACTCCACGCCCCCGCCTGGCTTCGCAGCATCGGCGAGCGCCACAAGCTCTTCGTCAACGATAGCCCGGTCCTGATAAAGAGAAATCGGCTCAGTTTCCTGATCCGTTCTCCCCGCAGTCGCGGAAATACCATTGTTAATGGCCCTCATTTCTCCATTGGGCAAATAAGCGTCACGCCCAAACAAGTGACCACCGGTCTGGTTCCCCGGCTCCCAATGTGCGTCCTGGAAGGGAGGAACCGCTTTTGTCAGGATCTTGGCTACATCCACAAATCGACCTCCGCCGGGCTGTGTTTCTTGCGCCAGATCCAGCAGGGTTACTATCCCTGTAAGGTCTACATCTGCCATCACTTAGCTCCTTATTGAGTTTTGGAGCTTCCTTCCACAGCAACTCATTCCCTTTTAACTCGCAACCATTTTCCCAATAAAAAAACCAGCCGATTGGCTGGCCTTCCAGGTTAAACTTTCCGAATCTCAGGTAAGCTATGTCTTTGTATCAGGTCTACTCAAGCAGGTTCCGGAACAACGTCCCGATCCACCTGCATAATTACTTCTTTTTGATGTCCTAAATTCACAGCCGGATGAGCATAAATATGCCACCCCAGCTTCTTCGCCCGCAGACACCAACCAAAATCTTCACCTGGACAGATTATTCTGTCTTCCACCATGAAAGATTCCGGCCAGAACCACGGATAGGACATACTCTCAAACACCCCATGCTTCACCAATAGAAAAGCGAATCCACAGAAATCTATCTCGAAGATAGGATCTTCCGGTTTCACAGAGGCTATGTTGAGATGTTTGACGGGGGAAAAGTTATTGAACTGGCCCAAAGCTCCCCTACCGCTCATATCCACAGGGACCATTCCAGAAATAATATCCTTGTCAGCTTCCAACAATTTATAGAAGTCATCAGGCTTAAACACGGTATCACTGTCAATCCACATCATGTAATCATAAGGCATACCATTAAACGGCACAGCGTCTTTTTTGAGACCATCAACACCGTGAGCCACAATCTGATTGCGCAAATGCACAATACTTGCCATGCCTCCCAGGACTATCGTCATCTGAATATCACCACGTTTAGCCACTGCAGAACGTAGATTATTCCAGCTTTCGAAATACCCCTCGGTATAAGACCGACCAGGAAGACAGAAGACTACGTGTTTCATCCCTAACTCTCCACTTTCAATAAGCGAATGGGGCAACGATCAATATCCTTGCCATCGGTCGGAACTCTTATGGGTTTGACCGCCCGAAGAATACAGCGCATTTCCCTCACAATATTACGTTGTCCCATAATTTCGGCAAAGATCATCTCAGAATCATTATGCTTGCTTACCACGGATAATCCGATTTCTATCGGCTTCCAATCTCCCCGATAGCCATAGTCCGCCCGCCAGTAAGTGGGCTGTCCGAAATAGATCCAGGAATTTAGGAAAAAAGCCCGCACGTGCGTTGGGTCTTCCCACGCATCATCTGATCCACCATAAGGAACAGCGCATTGGAACTTAGCGTCAATTTTGGCAATTCTGTGAAGCTCCTGTATTAGCGGCAACAAGTTCCGTACATGTTCCAGTATATGTATGGCATCAATCACAGAAAATGTGTTATCCTCAAAGGGCAAAACAAGACTTGGTTGATCTAAATCACAAGCTACAAATTCAGTTCCGTGCGTGGGCAAAAGACTTTCTACGGAAGGATGGTCTATATTGATCCATCCTTCCCGCATATTTCGACCACAACCTAGATTGAGCTTCATCCGCTTCCCTCACCATCAGATGGGAGCGGAGAAAGTCTTCCACCCTTGGCATCATCCAATTCCCGCCGAAGGATGCGGATCTCGGCGATCAGATCCCGAATGATCTTAGTGGCGTTTCCCCAGCCGTATCCTTCGTACTCTGGAAGTTTGACCTTTTCAAGAAACTCAAGTTCTTCTTCGGTCATTCGGGTGTCTCCATGCTCTTATACCGGCCCTTCAGATTTTCGGGAATCACGGCAGTTGGAGTTTCTCTGCGTTCTCCAAACATCTCGGGACTGTTGTTGTACCGTTTCTTGAGATCCGCCTGTTTTTGTTCTTCAGGACTCAGTTCTGCAGGCTTCCCCGTACCGGGTACAAGTGTGTCTTCTCCCATGGCCTTGCCGATGTTATAGAACGTTTTGGTGACAGCGGGATGATTGGATACCCCGAGCTCGTCAAACAGAGCAACAAGAGCCTCTTTGCCGAAAGTCTCGAGAGCACGCCGACTGACTTCTACGTTCGGCTCGAAGTCACCCTTCCAGTCCTTCTTGAGCGCTTCTATGCCGTCGGTCTTGGCTTTCTCAAAGGCTTCCCTAGCGGCTTTCTCCTGCTCAAACACCTGCTTGACAAACAGAGCGTTAAACTCTTGAGCAGCTTCCTTGCTCAAACCATTCTTGTGCGCTATCTCTCGAAGGGCCTTGTCCACTTCACCGAAATACGCCGTGATAGCTTCCCGGTACGGCTTGTAGTCATCACTCTGCAGCTCTTTGGGAAACTCCACCTCGACAAACTCATACGCTTCCGCAGATTCCGGAGGCTTGAAAGTCGCCTTTTCCTCTGCAGCATACATCCGGTCAAGCACTTCACCGATGTTCTTGTGCTTCAACAGATCGTCAAGCTTCGTCTCGTCTTTTCGGTACTTATCCGGAGCTTGTCCTACCCAAGTACCAAACCATCTAGGTTTCGCATCGGGTGGTTTCGGGGGAACAACCGGTTCCACCGGCGGTTCAACTACGGGCGGATCCACTACCGGTTCAACCGGCGGATCTTCTGCAAACCACTGTAAATCCACATGATCAAATGGATTCCCCTGGTTCTTACGTTCCATTCTGGTCTCCTTAATTTTGATTGTTACCGTAGTTACTCAAAGGTTACGGTAATTTCCATAATCGTCAACGACGACTATTTAGTGATTCTGTGGCGGCGAAGAATCCAGTCCTCGAAAATCTTCACCAACCGTTTGTCTTCTGACGGGTTCGTGCTTTTACTGAGCGCAATCTTCGCCTGCCACGCAGCCAGAAAATCACGGTCCGACTTTGGGATCGAGGTTTCTAATTCAAGTTTATCTATGAATTTGGCCGCCTCGACCATTACCACACAAACCGCATTGTCATACGTCATTGTTTTCTCCTTCTTTTGGATTTTCCCCAACTATCACGGGAACGTCCTGTCCCATGAAATGTTGAATCATATTGACCAGATTATCTTCACGGATAATCCCTAATCGCTTCAAAAACCAACTAGCAAGGTTATGTAACACCAAATGGTACATATCGGTCGGAATTTCATCGAAGAATCCACACTTCAACAAAATGTCACATGCTACTATCTGGCCGGAATATTGAGAGAACACGGCTTTGTACGCCCGGGCAATATCGGCCTCGGTAAGCTTCTTCCCAGCAAACATCATGTCGCACCCCCCGGAGCCACACCGCCAGCACCCATCAGCGCTTCCATCGGGCTACCCGGCTGGGGCGCCGCACTCATTCTCTGGCCGGCCTCAGCTCCGACTTTTGCCAATTCCGCCTGTTGCATCATCTGTTGTATCTTGGCTCTCTGTTCGCGGATCTTCTTGACTTCCTCGTCGCTTCTCACGTCTTTCTCGGGCATCCCGTGAGCGTTCGCCAAGTCTTCCATCACCTCGTCACCGTTGATCCGGTCAACAGAATCAGGCCAATACGCAGCGACCTTATCAGCGGTCTCCAGGAAGCTCATAATCCCATGAGTCTTGAACAACATGCGTTGCGCCTGATACAACGGCCCCAAATATTCAATGTCCAATTCCGTAGCCCCAAGCTCGTACAGAATATCCGGGGGCTCCGGAAGTCTTCCGGCTTTTCGGGCCAACATAGCCGAACGTTTGTTAGTCTTGTCCAACACATCACCGACAAACCGATAAATCATGGGAGCCAGCACAGTAGATTTCTCACCCATCTTTTGAGCCACTTCAAAAGCCGTCATTTGTTTTTCGGCCAGCAAGAGACTCAAAAAGAAATCATAAAAGAAGTGCCACTTAATCCTTGCTTCTATTCTGTCCAACTGATCCACGAGAAAAGGTACTTGAATACCAAGATTCACTGCCTGGAGCTGTCCAGGTTGGTCCTGGGCCCGCAGCCAGCTTGCACCACCAGGGTTAAGATCAATCATGCCTCGGCGCTCAATCGGGGCCTCCCACGGAGGATCTGCAAGCTTCTGCCCACTGATAATATTAACCTCAGACATCCGGTTCGCCATCATGATATCTTTGAGTGCGTTACTACCTGGACACCTTGGATACGTTTCACCACTATCCAAAATACATCGATACACTACGGTGGGCATAACCTCAAACCCACTTTCACCAAGAATCGAGCTTTTTTTGATGTCCACGTAGTAAGAAGCAAACTGCATATGTTGGGTACTCTTCAGCCCTTCTACCCGCTCTTCTCGGGGTAAAACGATCCACAAAATACTGAACTCTTTCAACGGGTTGTCTTTTGCAGCTTGTACACGTTCCGGATGTAACTTCTCTTCACCGAAGTACTTCACGGCGTTTCGGTTGGAAATGTTGTATTCCCTAAGTATCATGTCTACTTCCCCATCCTCATTCACACCAAAATACATCTCGATGGGATGGAAGACGTGATACAGTAATTTACGCTTTTTTGAATGTTCGGTTACGAAACAATAGCCAGGTCCGATACTTCCGCCGTCCCGCAAAAGCACACCAAGGGCCTGGTAGAATCCCCCACAGTTTCCACCAGAGTTTTTGAACTCGGCGTACATAGCCTCTTCATATTCCTGTAAATACCGCTTGATCTCTGGAATATCGTTTAGGTCCGGCACACCGGGAACACGCCCGACTTGATATCGATTCCATTTGTAAACAGGATTAGCCATATGTCCCAGAATCCCGTCAGCCCATACCTGCAGGACGTGATTACCAATTCCGTCAAAAACATTATCCTCGGTGGTCATGCCCTTTGCGTTGCCACCCCGCATCAAAATCTCACGGTTGGGCAATAGGTATTCAGCCTGTTTCTGCCATCGGGCTTCATGGGGTTTACGCTGTTTCTTAAACAGGTTCAGAGTCTTGATAAACTCCTGAGCCAGTTTCTTGTCCTCTGCAGTCTCAACCATTAACCCTTCTCCTTGGGATACATCCACGGTTGCGCCCACGGTTCTGCAAACTGATCCCCACGCTTCCACATTTTCTTTTTCTCATCCCAGGCAAACCCCTCTTTCTGCATGGCCTGGACCTGAGACTGCCACTGGGCAAGTTCGTCTTCCGAGGGACCACGCAGCGCCTTGAGTCTGGACTTGATACCACGAATCAACGGGGTCGGCGTTCCGTACTCAGCACCCCGGGCCACGGGATTGGGATTACGTTTCAACCATTTAGTCGATCTAAACGGAATGCGTTCGTCAGCCATGATTTCCTCCAATAAAAAACCCCACCTTTCGGCGGGGATCAAATGTTATATCGTAACTGCAGATAACAACAAATAATGTCGTTTACTACAGTTGAAATGTTATATTTTGAATGACGAAAGTAACCGCTACAGCTTACCTTTGTCGTTCAATATATCACCTCAACGAATTGTACCGTCTCGTCCCTTCCAGCGGATCGTACCGGTCCCTCCGTTGCTGCTGTAACAACGCTGGTACCGGATCTCGAGCATCGGGCCGCAAATCAGGTGCAAACAACCGCACCATCACATATTGTAAAGCATCGTGAATATGTGAGTACTTGTTCTTCAGTATGTTGGGCAAAAACTCACCCATCAGACTCTTGTTCTGTGGGTAACAGTACCCACCCAAAAACCCGTTGATCAGTCGTGTGCAGCTGGGATCAATCAATATCCCGTCTATGCGCCCCAACATCTGATCCACGGCTTCTATTCGAGCCTGTACATTCTGCTCACTCGGCGCCACCGCTACCCCACACTGAGCCATCAACGTAGCGTTCGACGTGAACCCACCCTCTTTTGTCGAATACTCAGCATTTCCAGCCGGGTCAGCCCAATGTTGAATCTCTTTTGCCCCCGGGAACGCCAGATTCATTTGGTGCACCACGTATTTCGTAAAGTCCACGATGTTCATGCGATCATTATGGTACTCTCGAAGTATCTGAACTCTCATCGGGCTTGGTAGTTGCGCCACAGTACACGCCGGCCGATTCCCACTGTTGTCCCATCCGCAATACAACGTTCCCTTATTCCAGACCAACGGCTCTTTGGCTACGTGATACTCTCGGCGGAAGTTGTTGTACACGAGTTTCCCAGAAACCATAACACCGGGCTTGCCCAAAATGTACATATCCACCCAGTCAGAATAGTCACGATACGCCAGCCGCAAATCGGCATAATAATTGACCGGCAAGTTCGCATCGTTTTCTCCCGGCGGTTGCCAAAAGCCCTCGTGGTCTTCCAGGGGGTCCGCCGGGGGAAGCGGTCCGGGTGGAAGCACATTCCACTTGAACTGAGAATACGTCGGGTGCTCCACATCAGGAGGATTGGTGGTTTCCATCCCAAACTTATGCGGACACTTTGGCGGAAACCGACCGATCCGGTTCGCCAACATTCGCTTGACTTCTTCCGGAACCTCAATACTCTCATCTATCCAGTATCCAGTGACTTCCAAAGACTTGAACTTCTTGATATCCCCCGGACGGTCACAGGACCGAAAAAGAATCTCAACCTCAAACCCTTCAGGCCACTGCAAAAAATACTTATTGTTTGCTTTTTCTTCACTCCCCCACGGAAACCATTCCATAACAGTTTTCTGCGTGGTATCAGTCAACTCACGATAAGAATTCCGGATAATCACCCACCGGGTTTTCTTGATCCCATACGTGCTAAACAAAAACATGGGAGCGTATCTGCAAACTTCCCAGGCCGCAGCTGAAGTCTTCCCAGACCCCACCGGGCCGACCATGCACCGATATGTAGCCCCCGAAGAATGAAAAAGCCGCATCGTGGGAAGCGGCATATAATTCTTGGTCTCTTGTTCAGGACTTTGTAACATCTCTCTCCCCGGGTTTAGGACAAGGTAAATAACCAACGTTGATAACAACCCCACCCGGCCCCCCTGGACCCATCTGTTGTTTCTGTACCAACTCAATACACTTCAACGCCCTGTCCACCGCATACAAAGCCAGCCGAATATCCTGCTGTTCTTTCGCTTGATCGTAAAGTCCAGAAATCTCTCGATACCATTTACCAATCAGATCCCCTGCGTTTTCGGCTTGAACAAGTTGTCTCTCAGCACTCGCTTGCTCCAAAAGTTTGGGCATACAGTTGAGCTTGTGTTTACGAACCGACTGCCACCCAACATTAAAATGTTTCCCTATGTTTCTAAAAGGAACCTGGCGAATGATCTCGTCGTGTATCTCGTCAAGTTGCGGATGTCTACAAATGGTGCAAGTCTGTGGCATATCATTCTTACTTCTTCCGCTTATTCGCCTGGATCGCTCGGTGCTGGGCAAGAGCTTTTTTCTTGGTTCTATGCTTGCCGATCACTTGGCCTTTTTTCTTCCCGTGGCAGTGAACAACAGCATAACCCGATCCGACTTTCTTAACGCTCATACCCCGCCCTGCATCGGCACCGCTGTATCTACCAGCGCATTCACCACAATCCGGAATACCATCAATATGGAATCATCCAATCGTTCGGTCATCATGTAATATTGCGTAATCCCCTCGGCGATCTGCTGATATGATAACCCGGTTGCCTCAAGTTCTTGCCACGCCTCCGGTTCGTCCAGATAAATAGACATCTCGCACTGACCAGCTGCAAATCCCACCAGAAACACAATCTGCACATACGGTTCCATCTGGAACCAAACATATCCATTCAACTGCAAAGCAAAATCCGGCACCTCCGAGATTGCGGACATGGTGACACAACCGAACAGACACACCACAAGCATCAACACAAGTATCTTCTTCATTGCCAAGTTCCCCCAATAGACCGAGATGGACTTGAACCATCGGCCTCCCGGATATCAGCCGGACGCTCTAACCAACTGAGCTACCGATCTATTTCTGTTCTGCGTAGATTTTATCTCGCAGTTCTACCAAAACCGCGTGTTCCGCTTCCGTGTAACCGCAACCGTTCCACCACGGATCCTCATCCACAAAAGCTGTCCCCTCGCACTCAACAACATCCCGCATGTACTTCTCGAGCAATTTTCTATAGTTCACGCCATTAACCCGACCACCCGTCAGACGGAGCCTTGATAACATACAAAGTCCCGCTGTCCATCACGGTTACGGTTAAATCGTTCACGGGATGCTTGAGAACATGAATCCTGCTGAAATTTATAACATCCGCAACATCTTCCCAAATAACGTTCCCGGCACCGTCCGACACCAGAAGATCATCTCCCACTGTCGCCCCCTTAGATACCCAGTGCAGATAATTGACATCCACAATTGGATCGGCCAATACATCTGACATTGCATCTCCCTCGGCCGCCATTTTAATAACGGGTGTCGTTTCCTGTGTTACCGCCATTTGTTTCCTCCAAAAATCATTAATATGAAAATCACTATATTTTGATACCGCCGACCGAATGCGGCTCCTTCAGACCACAAAATCCCTGGATAGCCAGCCAGCAAATGTTGTTTGTCACCCTGCCCCAACCCGTCGGCAGAAATTGGGACAGGAGTATTCCAGGGCTGCAAAAGTGTAATCAGCGCCAGCTTTTTATTGTCAGTGTCAATAGCCATTATGGTCCACTCACAAACTCACCGCGAGTCACCGTGCCCTCGCTTTCGCTGACGGGAGCCTTGTGATCCACAACCGCTCCGACATCGTTGAATACCTCGATGGTTGAGCCATCATCAGTTACCTTGTTCCGCAGAAATTTATAGAGCCATGCGATCTTTGCCTCGATAGAAGCCGTTACCGGTGGCGCACCCTGGGCAGGTTCACCAAGCGTGTCGGTTTTAAGAACATCAACTACCTGTGCGTTGACCGCAGCAGTATCCGGTAAAGCACCAACTAACTCGCCTAGACCAGCAAGATCAGCAATAATATCCGTCAGTGCCCCCGCATCTGGTATCTCGTCCGTCACTGCTTGAATAGCAGCCGCAGCCGTCCCGACCGCGCCGTTCTCTACCGCCGTATTAACATCAGCAGCAGAGGCCAAATCCCCTCGGATTTTTTCTAAGGAATCAGTTTCCGCATCGAAATCCGCACCACCGTTATCATCGGCCAGCTTGGCGAGCATCGCGCCAAGAGTTGCGGCAGCACCGTCCAGGGCAACAGGAGTACCAATTTTCTCCAATATGTTATCAAGGTCCAACCCACCATCATCGGATATCGGCAAACCTCCAGCCGCATCAGCAGCAGCAGCAGGAAGGGCCGTCATGCCCATTCTCACACCGTCATACGGATTGTAGTTGACCAGGGGGTGAGAGTTCCCGATCACGATCATTCCGGTCACCGTCCCACCGACCTCAAACTCATCCACTCCAGCACCAACGTCACATGCGGCGTCTGGAGGGTCAAGACGATACGCTCCGTCAGACAAGTGACAAAAGCCTCCAGCATCGTACGCCCCATCTGGAGTCTGCGTTTTCTCCGTGATCGCTACGACTGCGCCATTCAAGCGACGATACCAGAGTGCGAGTCCAGCAGTCTCAAAGGTGACGCCAGTTTCGGGTAACCCCGTTGTTGCGTCTATGATCCAGATTATCGTAGATTGACTCGTCGCACCCTTTAAAATTGGTCTGCCCATATTATCCTCCGTCTAAATTCTCAAAAGTATTCTGCCAAGTACAGCCCACGCCATCGCATACCAAGCCCAGAAAATCGGCATTACCTGTATTTGTGATAAAAGCACCATCACAAGCCTTTCACTCGGTGGCGTAGCACCGCTATCAAACTCATACGCTCCACGATCCCACACACCGTCTACGGCCCGGGCAACCCCCACGATATCAACACTATTCCCAGCAGGCGATCCCGTTTCTGTTCCTGCATCTGTCGCCTGCGTGAGAGTAAAAACATTACCAGCATAGTTCGTGAAAAAACCAGAAGTTATATTGCCCTGACCGTTTGCTTCACTGTGCGTTCCATCGTCAAAGGCGTTGTAATCGTGGGTTGTTCCCAACGCGATGGCATCACAATTATACCAAAGATTATTCCTGCATAGATTTGTAGCAGAGTTATCCCCTTGGTCAAAACCACTTACTCCTGCCTGATTGCTTCCGAAATCCACAATTGTATTATTAAAGAAACTACAATTTTCTACATAGAACTCCGACCCGATCTCGAACGGTCCTCCGGTTGTACCGTCTACATCGAAAATCAAGTTTCCATACATCTGAACATTGGTAGCCGACAAGCCCGTTGGCGTTCCATGACCCGGAGTGTAGAATCCGTCATTGGTCCCGTTCTCGATGATGTTCCATCTAATTATATTGTTCAGTTCGTTGTGAGCACTGATCCCATCGCCGTGACACCTGACTGATGACCAGTTGTTTTCAAAATAGTTCTTCTCAATTACACAATCACTCCAACTTCGTGTCAGTATAAAACGACCAGATTCGTGTATGTAGTTGTTAGCGATGGTATGATGGTCTCCCCCCACTGCTGAGTAAAGACAAGTCTGGTAATAGTCGTAACCACTTCCAGCAGACTCCATATCTGTATATTTTATAGTGATATATGATCTATCACCTGAAAAGACCATTAAATGTAAATTATCTGCTGATGGACTTCCTGGGGGATTTATCCTAAATCCATACCCGGATTTTCCACTTCCAACTTGACCGTTAAACTCCCAATAATTTGTGCTGAAAGTTAATGGTCTTGCAAAATCAGCCTGTCCATCACCGTATCCGTTATCCCATCCTGTTTCTGTACCATGATCAGCTACTATAGCTTTTTTGATGTAAACATACGTTGACCCGGATGCAGCAAGACTAAATGTATCAGCAATATAAGAACCATCAGCTATATAGATGATATCACCTCGGACTACTCCAGCCCCACCCCAGGTAATATCATCCATATCCTCCCAAGCATCTGTCCAATCGGTGCCATCATTGGTTCCCGCCGCCCCATCTCGTATGTAGTGATTCGCTGACCAAGAGAAAGAACAGACTAAAAGTAGCAACAAAAAACAAAAGACTTTCTTCATAATTTATTGATCATCCTTACCACGGCATAACCCCAAATAGAAAGGACAAACCAAATCATCGGTACAAACCATAACCTTCTTCTCATTTCGTTCACAATAATCGGAACGATAGAACCCCCACCGCCACCAACATATTCAAATGCCCCAACATCCCAGGCAACACCTCGGTCGGTACCTTCTATATCATACACAGAGAGATATCCTGTAGGCTCAACAGCTCCAGCTCCTACCAAGTTGCTACCACTTTTTAACCTGAAATCGCCCGTTGCCGCACCTTCAAAATCATCGGTCCATGATGCACCGCCACCCGATTCAGCAACATTATTTGTGCCATCATTATCCACCGAGGCGCAATAATCTATTGTTACTATTTCTCCGGTAAAATCATTCGTATTATTAAATACAGCAGAATTATAAACATACATAGAATCAGCCGATCCCGTTTGTACGCCATCTGCCGTGCATCCATAAACTGTGCAATTATAAATGTAGCAGCTTCCGGTAAGTGTACGATGGTAAATGCCGTCTGTTGCCATCGTATCGACAATCGTATTCCAAACTTTCAAGTCGAAAGACCCGGTGGACTGGCTATGATATACGCCTACCCCGGAATTACGTAAATAACAATTACTTACTCTTCCCTCTCCACTCGCAGCAGAAAAATAAATACACTCTCCAGGTGTACCATCGCCTAATGATTCGATCTGTAGCCCATCGACATAGGCATAAAGTGCTTGAACGTAAAGTGCTTCCTCGCCATCTATCGCAATAATTATTCGGTATTTATCTGTATCCCACCCAGAAGCGCTTGCCCTATCAGTAGAAGCCGCTTCAATTAAAATGTAATTATCTGATCCTGTATTCCAATCAGTCCCAATTAATACGTTTGTAGTATCTGCTGTTCCAGAAGAAGAACGACAATATACATGATGCCAATCTTCAGCAGTTTGGAGATCAGTAGCCTCTGCAGTATCCCAGTCCTGTAAGGAATCGTAAGCCAACGTCCAAGTTGTTCCGTCTCCTCCTTCTGCACTATCAGGATCTACATATCGAATGACTTCATCGGCAAAGAGCAGGGAAGAAAGAAAGAGGAATACGAGCAAACAAACAAAGGGTTTTCTCTTCATTTTTTCTCTCGATCCTTTTTCAGTTTCTCCCGCAACAATTGGGGTAACAGTGTAGTGAAAATACTCGCCACCTTGCCGTTGAATCGAATAGCGAATAATTCCTCATCTCCAACACAAACACCGATTTCAAAAGGTTTTTTGTCCATAGATTCCTCTAAAAACTCCGGTTAACCTCACGTCGCCTTACACCGGAAGGTGGAAAACGGGGGAGAACCGCAGGATACCCGTCGGCATCCCGAATAGCCGAGCCGCACGCAGCCCGATACTGTACGGTCTCCCCGCCTACGTAGGTGGCCGCAAGTCCGTCAACTCTTGGCCCTTTCGTCAGACATTCAGGTTGTCCGTAACCCGACCCCCACCATTCAGGGGGAACCTTTTGACTTCCAGACATTACGGGCTGTCTGGCACCCGACAGTGTGCGCATCTAGCGCTCACCGAGATCCTTCTACTCCGTGGTAGATGAGCTTCTTTGGTCATACCCTCATAGTGATTCGGGTTTACCGAAGGACACGACCATTATAGTGGACCGCACAGGAATCGAACCTGCCACAGTCTGCTTGCAAAGCAGTCTCGCCACCTTGGTACATTCCAGCCCATAAGCCGACACGAGGCATCGAACCCCGGACATCCTGATTACAGATCAAGCGCTCTGCCATACTGAGCTATGCCGGCACAAACAAACTCGGCTTCCGCCGCTCTTTCCCACATTTTTGACATTGGGCGACCGGCCGAAGCTTACGGTTCCGGAACACGGTAACCATCTTTACCACACCGCCACACATGCATAAGAACTTATCAGGCGCCCCACCCTTCCGATGCATACGCCTACGGGTTCCGTTATCAGTTCTGCCAGCACGTTTGGGATGAACAAAGATAGTCCGAAATTTCTTTTTCAGCGGGACAATCATGTTACCCCCGGACAAAACCGCTGCACGATCATTTTGAAAAGCGTAACCTTGCGGACAGGACACTCGAGATACGCCAGCCACCGGTGAAACCGATAGGACCGCTCGGCGCTAGTGTGATACTTTTTCTTCCACGGTAACGCCATAGTTCCCCCTAAATGATTGGGCTCTTTGCTCATGTGAGGACGGAGAGAGCCCCCTGAGACCGCCCTGAGAGTTTTTTACCCCTCACTATACTAGGGAAGCCAAAAGGCACCCTTTTTTGCATTCTCATATTTTTTTTCGCTTTTTTTTAAATTTCACTCGCCGACGAATACGATGATAATGAGCACTACCAATCCAGGGCTTGAACAACTCGCGATATTTCTCTTCCCGTTTTCGTAAACGGTCCATAGCCCGATAGCCGATATTCTTGTAGTACTCCAGGCTCTTTTGGTCACGTACCTCACCCCGGCCTGCCGGTGGTTTGATCCCGGATAGGTATTCACAGATAGCAAGCCACGCTTCTTGACGCAAATCTTCCTGCAGTTCAGGTACGTGAGTTTTTGTTTGCGCCATTTCACGAAAAAATTGATTGAGTTCTGGATCCTCGCAGATCCGCCACCACTCCGGTTTCATTTCCCCTCCCAGTTTACAACTACACCGCTACCCGAGCCCCTACCATCCTCGGGTCATACCACAATCTTCGAAAAGACATCCAATCTCGCTTTCGCTTGCCCGTACGATCCCGATAGAGCATGGCAAAGGGCATAATTCCCAAGTCACACACAGACTGTAACCGCTTTTCCGCATCTTCAAACGAATCATCGGGATATCCGATCAGCACATAGCACCGAACCTTGTGGGCTTTACCGATCAATCCTACGCTCGACAACATCCCCGCAGCCATCCGCAAAGGTTCATAATCATCGGCAGTGTCATATGCCACAAACACCGTTTTCAGCCGTAATTGCAAAAGTTCGTCCACATGCCAATCCCGCAGACGTGCCGCTTCCAATCCCCCAGTCAAACAAATCGGTTCTGGTTGTCGGCGTAGCATCTTGAAAACCGTCCGTATGTGATCATCCGAACATGCCAAGAGATTGCTATCTAACACATTCCATCCATCACGGATCGGAAGCTCCCGAATCCCGCCCTCGCGTTTCCATACATCACAGAACCAACATCGATTCGGACATCCCCGAGAAGTAATCACGTATCCCGGTTTCAAATACATCCCCGGCTCAAACTCCCCTCCGGCCATCCCGGTTGCGGGACCACCAATCTTCACGGGAGCCACCTGTTCCCATTCTCTCATTAACTTCTCGGCCCAATCCAAATCCCAAGAAAACGTCACAGAGATATGAACCTCATCACAATCGGGTACAAAGAAATCAGGCAAACCCACATAGGCATACCGATCCACGGGAGTAGCGTTCGTCCTACGCGGAAACACCCGGATAATATTCACACCGCCACCCGCTTCGGCAAATCTTTCTCGAACACGATGGGGAAAAACTGGTACAGACAGTACGCTTTCTTGTACGTACAGAACCCATGCAGCCGATGAGGGCAGATCGTGGGTTCTCCCCGCTGCTTCGTTTTGGTACACTGCGCCTGAGTGTCCAGATATTTTTCCCCGTATAAATGTTGATAGCTCATAGTTCCTCCCTCTAATCCCACAGCAAGTCAATATGCGCAGACAACTCTTTGAGTTCCGCATTCGTTTTTTTGTAATCGTACTTCAGCGGCTTTTTGAATCCCCGATGATTGATGTAACCCAGATATATCTCAAGCGCCCGTTGGCTACGCTTCAGAAAAGCTTCCCATTCCCGATCCGTAAACCCCATGGGTATCCCATGTCGCTTCATGCGCCGGTACGCCTTAAGCCGTGGATACAACCAAAGGTATAAAGCTTCTGAAATGTCCCACAGTTCCGCATCAGAATAGCCGCGGAAAAGTTTCTGGAAAAAATGCTTGAATGAAATGTTTATTGAAATTCTCATAATTCCCCCTATTCCGGCAACGCAAAATGGTTGTGCATGTGCCGCTCTAAAGACATCCGCCCAACCCCGTACTTCTTCGCCACCGCCCTACATGATTGAGTCATCATGGCCTGTTCAATCTCGTCACATTTCGGATGCCTGCAGATCGTACATTGGCTCAACGGGACATACCCACAGCGCCGCCGAATCTCGTTAAGCGACAACTCTTCCCGTTCCAGCGGATCCCCGAGAGCCGGTAACTCTATAACTGCAACGGTTTCGACTTGAGCAGCTTGCCCTTGATAATCTGACTTTGCCATCGATAGCTCCCTCCTTTGTCTATGTCGAACCCCAATAGCCCCATGTGCACCGTACCCTCACACTGTCTGACTCCATACTGCGAGTACGCCTGCATCCCAGGCCCGGTCATAACCAAATGGTCCGGTCCGCCGGCATAGGTGTGATAATGAACGTGATGGCGAACCAACACCCGTGCAGCTGGCCGTTCCTCCCAATCCGCCCACAGTTTTTCCCAAAGATATTGCCGAAGAATCGGCGTAGCCCGACCATGGGGTATCACGCTCCGGCCAACCTGGTGACGAATGTTGAAAAGCACCCCGTCAAAATCCACCCACAGCATGTCCGTCAACTTTTCGGCACTAACCTCTTTGGCTACTTGCCGCTCCCAGTCCTCGAGATACCCGGTATGAAACGGAGTCCCGAACGTCATTAACACATGCTTGGGCTTGAACAACCGAATAGCTTGGGCGGCCATCGAACACTGCTCATCCCGGTCCGCCGTAATGAGTTCCCTGGATCCGCTCTTTGTTCCCTTCCCCTCGATCGCATCCCCGTTGTAAACTAGGGCATACACAGGCTGCAGTTTCTTGGCCCAATAACTCGTGAAATCCCAGAGAAGTCGCTGCACCTCGGCGTACTTTTCGTATTCGTGCTTCAGAAACTTGTCTTCCGGATACGGTTTTTGATATTGCCAAGCCGGCGGGGTCAGCCCGGCCCGATGCCCCGAATGTCCATCCCCGATGATTACTATTCGCTTCACGCTGCACCTCCTGCTGCTTTCACCTGATATTGGCGGACAAGTTCGTGCCGTCGCCGCTTGAGTCTCTTAACGTTACGGTACGTCGCCCGTGGCGGCTCAAGCTCCTGCTTTGCCACCTTATCCCTGAGATTCCTGAGTTTGTTCCGCTTCTTTTTGTCCACATCAACCTCCTAAAATAGTTGACGTGGCGCACAAAGTAGGGTATATTTGAAATGATTTTGGCCTCATCGTAGCTCCTTCATCGGTCCTACCTTGTACGCCAAGTTCCCCTTCCGGCCCGGTTGCCAAGCTGGGCCGGATTTTTATGCCACCCCCAAATCCGTAAATTTCGTGAACTCCGGTTTGAACATCACCACAAACTCTTCTACCGGGCCGTTCCGCTGTTTCGCAACATCCACTATCGTCTCATATGTCTCGGCTTTTCGAGAACGGTGCAAAAATATGACCATATCCGCATCCTGCTCTATCTCGCCGCTCATCCTAAGTTCTGCCAGCGTCGGCCGTTTCCCCTCGGCTTCCCGGCTCAGCTGAGACAACACCACTAACGGCACATCGAGCTCTCGAGCCATCAGTTTCAAACTGTGTGAAATCTCACCTACCCGCTCGAAAGTACGCATCGAAGAGTTGCCGAAATGAATCAAAGTCAAGTAGTCTATGAACAATACCTTGCAGCCCATCCGCGCCAGCCGACGGGCCTGGCTCCTGATATCCGCTAGTTTGTAAGAATGATGGTCGAAATAAATGGGCAAGTCTGACAACTTACTGCAGCCGTCTACCAGCCTATGAAAGTCACCTGGTATCAGATACCCGGTGCGCATATTAACGATGTTCACCGAGGCTTCAGCAGCCAGTAGTCTTTGCGGTGACTGTGACTGTTCAAGTGAGAAAAACCCTACCGGATACCCGGCGCCCGCCGCGGCCCGAGACATACCCAGCGCAAAGGCAGTTTTCCCTATCGAGGGTCTTGCGCCGATAACGATAAACTCACCTTTCTGCAGCCCACCGGTGAGAAAATCAAGTTTGTCAAACCCTGTAGGTACGCCCGGGAGTCTGCCCCGGTTATTGTAGTTGTCCTCTATCTGCTGCAGAGAGTTCCCCAACAAGTCTTTCAAAGACTCAACTTTTTTGGTCCCAGTCGAGAGATTTGTGAGCGCAACTTCTAGCGCCTCAACTATCTCCCCCGGATCCCTACCAGTGGCGATACTGTCCCACACCGTGTTTCCTACATTCGACAGTTTTCTTAACTGAGAAAAGTGAAGTACCGAATCAACATAGAACTGAATGTTCGCCGCGGTCATCGGTTCTATCTTCGCCAAGTAGCTTTGTTCGATACCACTATCTGCCAACAGTGGCAAATCCGGACGCTGGCCATCCCGTATAATCTGGCCGATTGTTTTGAATATTGTGGCGTGCCGGGAGTCGTAGAAATCTTCAGCAGAAACGGGTATTTCATCAAATGCTGAAACATCGTAAATAACTGAAGACAAAAGTTTGAGCTCGTGGTCTAGGTTGTATAAGTTCACTTCACCATCTCCGGCCGACTCTTCGACCATCCGCATTTCATGCAGACACCGCCTAGTACTTCGCCGCCGCAGCCTTTAACGTGACACATCACCGGTTTTTTGGGCCCCGACAGCTGCAGCTTCCCGCTCTTCTCGTCGTTACGAATGTAAGTGTGGACAGCGTTTACCCAGTTGGTATAACTTTTCCCGTGGTTTTCGCAGTAGTCGTCTACTTTCTGGATGTACTCATCAGCTATCGGTTTTCCGTAGCGCTCACAAAGCTCTGAGTAGTTGTCGTCAGTGAGTAGGACGTGCTTGTTAATACCGTGTTGGTGGCGCTCTTTTCCTTTTCCTATTCCTTTTCCTTTTCTAGGCATTATAGATACCCTATTCGAACCCTTTAAAACCATTTCCAGCAGTCCGTGTTTTTCGAGAAGTAAGATATAGGATTGGTGCGGCCGGCAAGTCTCATTCAGTTTCCCGTATTGAAACTCACAAAAATCCGGTAGCCACCATTTACCGTTTTCCAGCACTTCGATATTCCCATTTACTCTTTCAAGAAAACCCGTCCAGTCTATCTTCTCGCCTATCACCAGCTCGGCCATCTTGTAGTTGGGTTTCCACACGCCCACGTTGTCACACCTATCCTTGATAAAAAACCAAGCGCATTTTTCCGCCGGGGTGAGCTCGATAAACCAGGGTTTGTCAACCCATATTCCCGTGTCTGTAAAACGTTTAGACATATTTCCCCTCTTTGAAGATACCGAGACTGAGCTTAATCCATTTTACTTCAGACATATTGACCTACTCCGTTTAACTTCATTCTTGATTGATTACGTACTTCGTTTTCCCATTTGCTTAGTTCTTCCCATGTCATATTGTCTCTGATTCTTTCCAAGATAGGTTCTGGTGGATATGGTCTATAATCACCACCCAAATATTGATCAATTGAAAATCTATGTTCTTGGGGAGATAAGTTTGTAAATTCTTTTTGACCTGTTATTATATAGACTGGGATTCCTTGCCTGACATCGTGGTTGTAAGCGATAACTTCCGCAAAAGTGATAGAATCTCCCTCTCTTTTGAAATCCAAATCCGCTACTACGTGTTCAGTGGGCTTTTTGTCAACCAAACGAAAATCAAGATCGCAACCATAATTCCATGGGGGCATTTTTAATTTATGAAGTTGCTTGAATAAATCTCTAGCCGGGGATCCCTTTAGGTTGGATTTATAATCATTCACTGATCATTCCTGTCCAACCATGCGTTTTTTGCGCCTGTTCCAAATATTCCTTATTTATATCAATTCCGATGGACTGATAACCCATTTCCTGAGCAACGTAACAAGTGGTCATGCTGCCCCCAAATGGATCGAGAATAATTGCTCCTGGATATCCGATTGCCGCCAGACAACGTTTAGGTAATTCTTCGCAAAATGGGGCCGGGTGCCATGTATTAGGAACTGGACCAAAAAATCGCCATACTGTTGGCTGGCCGATCGGCTTCGATGGAAGAATTGGCTTTCCTTTCGTCAACCAATAAATACGCTCATCAGTAGGCCAAAATAACTGAGCGCAATGATTGTGAGTACTTACTCGATCCCAGACAATTTCCTGGCGAATTATCCAGGGTGATCTTCTAAGCCAATCTATCGGGTGTATGATTTTCCCTTGGCTTTGCCTGATTTTGTGATTATAGAAAAAAGAGGCTCCTCCCTTGGCTACCCTATACAATTCCTTGAGACATTCTATCTGCCAGTCCTGATAATCTTTCTCAGGCATTAAGTCGGTGTATCCAATCCCCTTCTTGCGTTCTTCTCTCCCATCATTCGTAGGATCAGTAACGCCTCCCATCGGCCATTTCTCCGAACCGAGATTGTAGGGTGGAGAAGTGATGATGATGTCTATTGATTCATCGAATAGGAAATCTAAATTTTCTGCTCGACCTAGATACAGCTTCGGTTCTGGTCCTTCCGCAATTTCAGGATCAATATCTTTCCAGTCGTTTTTTAGTAAATATTTTTCCCAACGCTCGATCAGGGATTGTATCTTGAGCTGGAAAAACCCCTGATCACCACCCGCAGCATCAACCTCTTTCCGTTTTTCCAACCAGCGAGCGATCATCCGATAATCTTTTCCTGCTTCAATGGCGACGGTTGACCAATTATCCAAGACCCCCCCCTTATTGGATAATTGGGGATTTCCCCTCCTTGGCTCATAGTCCTTCAACTCCGGGTGCCAGCGCAGGATTACCTCACCACAAGCTGCCATTACGAGCCACTTGGCAATTACGCCGGCGGCCATCTTCTCCCCGTGAGTCTGTGCTTCTTTCTTGATCCGTTTGGTGAGTTCTTCTTTCAGACTAGGTTCACTAAGAAGATCAATGTCTTCTTTGAGTGACTTCCCTAGTTGTTTTTCTTTAAGAATTGTGAGTTCGTTTGCCACGTTCCCCTCCCATACTTGATTAGGGACCGGTAACGTGGTAGGCTACTGTCTGTTTGTGAGACCCAGTGGCCTACCACACGGTCCTTACCCGGTTCCCGGTTGCAGCCGGAGCCGGGTTTTATGCTACTTTGTGTCTAGACTGTACCAGACCCATATCATAGGTTTTGTAACGGATGGCCTGACAAGAACGGCCTAGTTTATGAGCACAATATTCAAAGTTTTTATCCCTATAGTGGGTGCGCAAAAACTCTTTTTCCTGTTCCGTCCAAAACTCACCCCCTGCATGGGGTAAAGACCATAATTGTTGTGCATATGTCCGCACTGTGTTTCTGGCTAATCCCAGGTGTCTCATACAGTAATCAATACCACGTTCCCGAAAGTGACGCTGAATAAACGCCCTACGTTGTTGAGAACGCCTGACTTGTATATTGTGGCGTTGTTCGAGCTTCCCTTGTTTGATTAAACAAACCACATGGGCTTTCACCCCATCCTCAGTGCGTTCCAGCATATCGGTTATATAAGAAATCGGTTTACATTTCCTGTACATTTCGATTAAAAACGTATCTTCCTCGCCCGTCCATATCTGCGGTTCTTTCGGGGCGACTTCAAACAAGCGCATGCCGGCCATCAATACTTGATACCCGTCACCGGTTAGTCGATGTGGATAAGGCCATCTACATCCTGCGTATCGGTACACCCAATCCCTCCTGTTCCCCTCCCGTGGGTTTTATCCGACTACTCGAGGCGCACCTATCGCACACGCCGTATCGAATCTCTGCCGGGCCAGAACCACGACACTCCATGATTACCGCCCCACAGTATCGACAGACTTCTTTGAGGTGACTCACTTCTTCTCCTATTCGGTTATTAGGTTATATATAGCGTCCAAGATTTCATCCGCTTGGCATTCTCGTAGAGCCGTAGGCCATGCTTTCCTCGCTGCCTCATAGGAATCTTCCACCCCGGCACAATACCGCTCTTGCCCGTAGGCGGCGATTTCTTTCATGGCAGCTTTATCACCTTCAAAATCGTTCTTTGTTTCACGAGTTTTATCAATAAATGCCTGCCATATTTTTTGCCACACCTGCGCCGCACGATCTTGATTCATTTCTTCCTCCTCACTTCTGCCAGAAAAGCACGGGCACGGCATATATCGCATGGATTTTTCACGCCTTTTTCAGCACAATTCCCCACGGCATAATGCCTACTCGTTTCACACTCGGCATATCGCAGTACATTTCCCAGCGCCCCGATTAGCTTCTCCCGCTCGATTCTCCAGTCGGCGTACATTTCTTCAACGGTTGTCAATCCTCTTTGATTTTTTTCATCGCCCCATTCCTCATATGTGTGTTTCATACCTTCTCCTTCTCTGCCTCCAGGCGGCGGATTTTCTTGGCAAGTAAATCATTATGGTGTTCTGACTGCCGCAACCATTTCTCCAACCCCTTGATTCTGGCCTCGGCTTTATCTGCCCTGTCAGAATGAAACCTTACAGCATCATCTTTATAAAAGCAGAAAAACCTCTGCCATATTCGGCATTGTTTTAGCGCCCACTTCCGGTGACGGCGTTGGTAGTGTTTTTCGGCCATCAGTTGCACACTACGATCAAGATGCCGCTCTATCTCCCAGTCCTGCTCAGTAATGCAAGCCTCAGCTTTCTCGGCACGGTCGGTTTCCCCATCGGCGACTTTTACATTCATCTTATTGAGTCGTTCTGCTGCTTCCTTCCCCAATTGCAATTCCTTTATCTCCCGGTCCTGCTCTTTGACCTTGGCGATGAGCCGTATTACATCTGGCTCCGCATCCTCCATGAGAACATCGTCGCAACGTTCTTTCTTAAATGGACGATAATCAGTGTAGACAATATTCCATTCCTCTAAACGCTTCTCTATCTCTTCCAGCGTCTTGCTATCTGATGGGTGCATGGTTGATCCTCCTAACTGTGCCAAAATACATATACCATCATCATCAAAATGACATTCATCTTCACGAGGGCAGCCGAATCCAACAAGATGCAGTTCTTCGCATAATGTCATGGATGCGGGTAATGTGCAGGGAATTGGCAAGCCGGTAAAATCTCCGAAATAATGCTTCATTTCCCCTTCTCCTTTAGCCGCTCGGCATATTCAACATTAGAAATTACCCATTCGATAGCTGCCTTATATCCCTCCCGCCATTCGCCGGTAGATGCAATCGCGTGTAATTTCCATTTGGCGTGTTCTCTAAGTTTGGATTTGATTTCCTCTATCCCCTCTTCCCGGGCTTCGGCGGCTACGGTGCGGATGAGTTGTTTTGTCGTTTCTGTATGTTCCTGAGTCCACCCGAACGGTGTTTTTCGAGCCAATTCCTTAATCCGTTCCTCAATCATTTCACCTTCTCCTTTAGCCGTTCGGCTTCTTCCCGGACGGATTCTGGTCGAATATATTCGTCGCCGTAATCATCTATGTATCCCCGGTTGAGAACAGCGTCCCGCAGAACTACCACGCCAGCACGGAAACCCTTCTGGAACTCATATGTAAGGGCAAGATGCAATTTCCGTACATTCTTCTTGCTATCTGCCTCGTTCATGGTTTACCTCTTTGATAAATGTTTGTGCACCTCGAGCTCCACATGTGGAACAACGGCGTGGTTCACCTTTAATCAATCTTGGGTGTTGCGTACCACAATCCTCGCATTTCCACCAATATTCAGTCCTGGCTTTCATTTCCCCTACTCCTTTCTTCCTTGTTCACATAGTTCCATCAAGGCCCGGCGCGCCGTCGCACAGATTTGTAGCAGCTCCCTGGGGTCTGGATCATTGGCTTTCACGGAGTCCCAAAACTCATCTACTTCTTCTTGGATCACCGCCCACATCTCATGCGCCGAATTATAATTGCCAAATTTCTGTTGGCCCTTGAGTTGTTCGGTTCGTATCTCCAGGTCTATTACATGCTCATCAATTTGTGCTGCCCAATTAGTGTGCCGTTTCATGGCTTCTCCTTTAATTGCTTCGCTCTATCTCTAATACAGGCAATAACGCTTCGAAGATCACCGTGTCCCTCTACTCGAAACCATATCACTACCTGCTCTGCTGCATTCAATAGTTCCTCTATCCCTTCTTTCCGGGCTTCTGCGGCGACGGTGCGGAAATATTGTGCGAGTGTTTCTAAAACAATTTCATAATCATCTGTTTGGAATAATACTTTCGGATGTCGCCACAGTTCTTCTGCCAGTTCCTTAATCCGTTCCTCAGATATCATGATTCCTCCTACAATCCAAACGCTAATTGTGCAGCTACCGTCTTACTCGTTTCCCCTTCGGTGGATCCTTGCCGCCCCTCCCCGGCCTGGACGGTAGCCACACCGTTGACTCGTCTGTAACATTTGCCGCATACCTGACGATACTGTGGCTTATGTTTTGAATCCGGCGCCTTGTCGGTCTCATAGGTATCATCCGGTTTCAACACTCTTTGACATCCCGGCATTTCACATTTCATAATGCTCTTCCTTTCATCACGCAATCTGCGATATTATTTTGCATTTTCTTATGTATATGCATTCCCCACTCCACCCATCGGGACATTTTGGCTATGTGCTGCATCGGCATATAGATGAATTGAATCAACTGATACCGTGGGGTTCCGGGGATCTCCCGCTTCAACATATCCTTAACCTGATGTTTGAGTTGCACAAACCGCCACCGGGCGTAGAACCACTTATTGACTCCACGCCGCAACAAAATCATCCGCAACACTTCAAGTTGGTACTTGTCCAGCCCCAGGAGCTCTTGAGCGTCTTGAATGATGAGTTCCGGATGGTCCTGCTTTTCGTTCCAAATGGTTTTAGGATCCACTCTGTCCCTCTGCTTTGGCTATGGCAGCACGAGCCTTATCCCATCGCTCAGCCAACCGGGGGAAACCAGTTCTTTGACATTCATATTCGCCGATTTCTTCGCCATGCAACATAATTTTCAGTGCATTAAGCAAATCCGGTGCAGCAGCCATCACACGAATATTACTTTCGCCATAATCTTCTTGTGCGTCTGGTGGACTAGCGAATGTGCCCCACCCGATTGATCCATTGGGACAATCAATAAACCACCAGCCCGAATTGGGTTTGCATTCCCTATAGTCCCACGGTCCGGGTGTATGCTTCATATCAATACTCCTTCTTTCTGTAACAACTCTTCCGTCTTTCTCTTAAACTCAGCCTCGAGCTCGGCAAGTTCGGCCACCGTGTACTTCCGTGTACTCTTGTCGAGCCGCCGCAACTCATCTACAACATCTTGTCCATGATCGGCCAACATCCGCTCGAGATATTCCAGCGTCGCACCCTCTCTCATATGGTTACAGTAGGTGCACTGGGCATGAATGCCCCGGGTGTCGAATAGAATAGAGTTACGCCGGCCGGGTAGAAAATGTCCGGCGTCCAGTTTCGTGATATGATGATTGCCGCCGCAAGTGTAGCAGCGTCCGTACTCCGGGCTCCCAGTAGTCTTTAGACAATCCCGGGTACGGACGTACTTACTACAAGCGATCCAGGTTTTGCGTTTCTGTGTGCCGAGTTTTGATTTTGCCAAGTTCCCCTCCCGTGGGATTGCTATCTCAATAGTTGGAAGGCTTCGTCCATTATTTGCCCTGCTCGTACAATCCCCTCATCCGATCCATCATTAGTCACAACACCATTTGCCGCACCATCGGGCAAATTAGTTTCATGCTTAATCATAAGTAACAACAGTGCCACCATCTCCTTTAGTTCCCAGATACGGGCCTCGGCTTTCTCGGCACGTAGTGTATCGTTGCGTTGAAGATAACTATTTGCTATTTTCCGCAAAGCCCTTGCTTCCGCCAGCGCCCATCTCCGGTGACGGCGTTGGTAGTCAAACTCTTTCCAATATCGGGCTGTATATCTTGGATTCGTCTTTATCCCTTCCAGCCTATCTGCTTTAGTCATTTCCCATACTCCCGTATCAAATACCCGTCAACGTTTCTTCCACCGCAACGGGACCTTACCTTCAATCTTCAGCCCAATTTCGTCGTATGCGCCTTCCCAGCCATCCAACGGTACGTAATCGTACATATAGACCATTTGGGGATGGATACAATAATGGCGCCAGAAAACCTCCAGCGGTCCAATCCGGCCACCAAAGACAAAGTTGTAATATGAGGCGTGAGGATCAAAAGTGTAATTATTGGTCGGTAACATCACAACACGAACACCGCCGCCGATAAAAATGTAGTCTAGAATGATTGCCTCAAACTGAAAATCCGTGTATATGGAATAGCTAAAATCCAGAACATCAACAGTAGTCAGCTGATAGGGACTTTCGTTGATGTACTCTATAGGCTGACGGTCGTACAACAAAAATATTCCATTCGGGATAATCCCCAATTCCAGGGCAAAGCAGAAAACAACCCAAGTCACGATACTTTCCTTTCCCCATACTCTTGTATCAAATCGTCTATCGATATTGAGTTGTTGAAACAGGCCTGGATCGTACCTTCGATAAGCGCACCCATCTGTGTCTTGGTATACTCTCGAGTGCTCTTCATGAACACAATCTTGCCGTAGATTTCTATAAACTCACCCGCCCATTTCGGCGGCTCGAAACTTTCATCATAGGACAACCATTCGCCCCACGAATACTTGAGTTCAGCCTTTGCGTGGTCCCGGGTATATCCCATAGCAGAAGCGTACCGATCCCGGAGCTTGTGGAAATACCTCGAGGCGTTCTCGGAGCGCCCGGATTCCCACTCGGCCAGCTTCATCTCGATATGAACACCGTCTTGGTACGCCGAGCAGAAATCCTTGATTTTTTCGGGCTCCAGGGGATGAAGGGTTTTGTTCTTGATCAAACACTTAACGATGGTCATATACGCTTATCCTTCCGCCAGGTGTAACCCGAATCGTCATTTGTTCTCGCTTCGTCCCCATCCAAATGAAGACTCCCGCACGTTTATCGTCACAGCATCTTTCTACGTGGGCGGGTCCATAGATGAATCCGAAGCGAGTATTCTCTATTGGAAAGTCAATTGTCGGTTGTTTCGCCATCATAGACCCCCTAGTTACTTCCCGCCTGACCCGTTTCCCCACGTGTCCCAGCGACCCTTAGCTCTTCCTGGACTACAGACCTGATCAAGTGTTCCAAGCCCTCTCTGCGCACGTGTTTGTTGATTTCGCACATAGCCGCAGATACCATAAAACCGGATACCGTCCGCCCCTTTGCCCGGGCATATTCCCGGATCATCTGGTATTCCGTGTCGGTAACACGGTAGGTTCTTTTCTTGCGGATCATGTTTGACGGTCCTTTATCTCTTGTGCCTTTCTCTTGCGCCATTCCACGGCTTCGGTTGCCAACGCATCGATGACCGATTGCGTTTCCTCACCCTCATTTACAGCCGCCGTCAATTCGACCGTGACCGTTTCATAATTGCCAAGATTGAATACTCGTCGGTAATGCACATCGGTAATTTTCATGTCGTAAACTCCTTCTTCCATCTGTAGCTTATGAGCGCCGCTTTCCACACCGTCTCGTCGTAGCGATCGCTGTGTTCTATAAACTCATACTTCCCGGTGGGCTTAAGGTATACGCAAGCTCTCCGGCAAGGTCGCCGACTCAAGTATTTATAGCCAGCCAGTTGAATCTTGTGCCACGGCATTTTCTGGCCGCTCTTGATATCCAAGATGTATTCAGGGCCCCGGATCTTCGCTAGCCGGTCCACCATCCCCGCAGCACCCAAATCCTTCCCCCCAACCATGACCTCACAAAATGTGATCTCTGCCCCGGTGTCACGTTTAAATCTCTCCCACGCCTCGGCATAGGAATACAGAGGATGCAGCATCAGAG